GTGTAATCGCCTTGCTTATGACTAACCCGCTTAAATACATAAGTACACCTAGACTCTTGATGCCATGATTCTTGGCGATTCAATGCTTCGCCCTCTGTCATCCAGTTTGTTAGCCGCTCATAATCGCAATCTTCGTTATATCCAAATAATGCAAATATACTCAAATCAGCCAGTAACTTTTCACCATCTAATTTCATTTCATCAACCCCCTTTTAGACACTCTTATTAATTAACGAGGTAATACCATTATCTGCAAAGTCCTTTGCAATCTCGTGTGAAGCGCCTTGACTAGAAGCTTCTTCGTACTTCTTATGCCATACCCAGTTTTTAAGCGCTTTGTTTTCAGTTTCCAGAGATCTCATGTGGTCAATCGCCGTAATCCACTTGCTAGTTGAAAATATTAATTTAGGAGATTTACTAAACTTTATTAGCTGAGATAGATACTTAGAGTATTCCATTAACTAGTACCCTCCCCCGATCTATCCGCATGTGTATCATCATTTTCACAAGACATTAGGTATTCCATCCTCTTTTAACTGTTGATAAACTTACACCGATAGTATCTGCTGTAACCGATTGTGTCAACCCATTATCCTTACAGATATGGATCTTACGTTGAACACTGATACCGGAGTCCATGATAGTGTTTAGTAAGATTACATTCTCTTGTACAATACTTATTGCCGCCTTTGACGTTTTTACATCCGACTCCGCAACCTCTAGCCTATCTTCTATCCCTGCAACCGTGTTGTACAGCTTAACCCCCTTAAGAAGTCTTGAGAATTGTCCAGTAGGTGTCTTGTGGTTCTGAAGCTCTTTACGAGTTACTATCCCACGCTTAATCATACCTTTCTGGATCTCATGCTCATCAAACACTTTTACGACTTCCTTCATCCTACCAACAGCGTGTACGTTATTACGGGACTCATTGAGGTATTCTAAGGTAACTTCAAATAACTCTGACGCTTGGGTCAAAGCCTCCTCTACATCCACACCTTTAGTGAGTATAAGTTCGTACAACCATTCATGTAGCTGACGTGTTAGGTATTGCTTCTCTACATATTCACGGGATGCGTGATGATGTTCAAACACCGTACTACGGGAGAGGTTTAAAACCCCCATAGCTTTACCGACATCCTCTCCCCAAATACCTGCCAAAGCTTCGGCAAAGACTTGAGCACGACTATGTTCCGGTGCTGCAATTATCTTCGCCTGCACCTCCGCGACAATGCTTTTTAAATCTTCCATATCAATACTCCACTACTTTCGTTGAAATCTCGTGCTTTCTAGCGAGATTTATCATGTGTTCCGTGCCTGAGGATAATCCATCCCAAAAACAAAAACACTTTGTAGGTAGGGCTTTGGCCATCTCTTCATTCCTTATATAGCCTGCTGACTTCCCATTCTTACCCCAGTCAGGTAAATACTCTTCGAACAGGTAACCACGTTCCTTTGCGTACCTCTCACCTAACGTATCTGCACCACGAGCACCACCACCTATGATAGTTATTGGGAGTAGTCTCGCTACAGGAGTTGCTAAGTACCTGTCTAGGTGAGTACACAACCTTTTGTAGTCATGGAAGTCTCTACCACCTGCCACGAGAACCCTCACATCCTTATGGTTCTGATGAAGATTATCGTCTATACCGTGCCACAGACCTATGTAAGTTAACGTACACACTCCATCGAAACCCCCCTTGCTAGCATCTACAGCACTATCCCTGTCAGGGAACTTATTGTAAGCTGCTGACATTACACGAGCAGCTTTACGGTAAGCCCATTCTGCACTATCCACTACAAATCCTTCAAAATGTTTTCGTAGAAGTCTTGTACCTCTTCTGACACAATAATATTCTGCTTACCTACAGGGAAGACACCATTCTCTACATCCATCTCACCTACGAACGATAAATTACGTAGGTCGGTAATACGACTTAACATCATGTACAATTGTCCTGCACTAAAGCAACCACGACCAACATGGATAGCTGCATGATCTAACGTACACCCTTGCGAGGAATGAGCGGTAACTGCGTAACCCAACTTAAGAGGTACTTGTGTAAAGGTCGCTATAGGTGTCTTCACCAAACCTTTCACACCCTTCGACATACTAAACTTCTCCCATGTGAACTCTTCTACAAGAACTTCATCACCATTGTCTAGCTGTACACGTACAGATCCGATACCAAAACCTGTCACTGTACCATGAGAACCGTTCACATACTGTCCTTCTTGGCAGTTAGCTGCACAAACCACCTTACAACCAACCTTAAGGTCAGTTACTTCCTGTACAGGGACATCGTTCCACTTAACACGTTTATCCCCCTCAATCTTAGCGAAGTACGAACGCTCTTTACCCTCTACTTGGTCATACCAGTATTTATTGATATACGCTGCATCATCTTTGTAGTTACATAGGTGTAAGGTATTCTCACTATAATCATAAGGCTTCGCTTCTTTCTGGATTGTACGTAGTGCCGCCCAAGCCTTATTAGTACCCTCACGGATAGCATCTAGCATCGCCACTTGTCGTGTATCTTCTTGACGTTTACAGTCTAACAACACTACTGTCTCAAAATTCCAACTTTTAGCTGCGAAAGCGTACGGCATTTCGTAATCTTTGAAGAAATACTTAGAGTCCTGTCGGTTAACAATAGGTTCTAACTGGAAAAAGTCTCCAACCATAACCATCTGGATACCACCAAAAGGTAAGTCATTACCACGGATCAACTTCAGTTTAGCGTCGATAACATCTAAGGTTACCGCACTACACATACCACCTTCATCTAGGATTATACGAGTAACACCACTACCTTTACCAAAAAGCTTTTTAGCCTTACTGGATACAGATACCCAATCTTTTGCTGTAGGGTACCCGAATGGTAAACCAAACGCTGAGTGACATGTGATGCCTCCGATATTCAATGCTGCAATACCTGTTGGTGCTACAAGCACGGTACTGTTGTTATAAATTTGACGAATAATATACGATTTCCCCCTCCCTGCGCCCCCCGTTACGAAAAGGTTAACCCCTTGTCTAATCCGCTCAATTGCATATTCTTGATCCATACTCACACCCCCCCTATTTATTAATTTGAACCGAGTGTACCCCTTTAGGTACATTTCGTCAACATGTTTTCGATATTTCTTCGTGTAATCTTTTTGTAACGGAGGCCACCACTTCATTCGGCAAGAGTCTAGCGTGTTCGTCTAAGAAATGTTTTAACCTGATGCTGAAACACTCAGACCTGTATTTGTACGCATGTTGTTTTACTAAGAAAGATTTCCTAGCATGTAAAGCACCTACACCTCCGCCCCCATAGCGCCACCCCTTACCTGTAGAGGACACTCCATCTCCTTGCGAGATGTTAGCTAATATAGTATTAATACTTGCAGGTAAGAAGCAACATGTTTCTGGGGAATACACCTTAGTGGGGTTAGACAGCAAATCCTTATCTAGATGAAAACCCTCTACGTAGTTCTCTTCATAGTACGATAAGAATACTTTAAAACTATGCCACGATCTACAATATCTCCAACAGAGAATAACCTATCTACATTTCGGTCAAAACCTAGTAGATTTAGTTGGGACATCAAAAGGTTGTACATCCCGTGGATATCTCCTACAAAGAAGTCTTGCCCTTCTGTATTCTTCTCATACTCATGTACCAGCATCTGTTATCTCCCACGTAATCCCATAATTCTTTAACAAAGTGTCCAATTCTTCGAATGGGAGGTAGTCCTCGTCAATATCTCCTGCGGAGATTACACCACTAACATGCGCTATGTTGCAAAGTATCTGGTACTCACTAGTAGGTTTAATTGTCCCTAGTAGACAAACCTCTTCACAGTAGTACTCTTCGAAGAACATATCTTCACAACAATCACAAGCCTCCCGCTCATACCAACTTACGTCTTTGAATACAAAATGTTTACCTATATTACGGATTGAAGACATAAACTAAACCCTCCGGCATATTTGTAGGTTTGGTGTCCATGTGTATCCAACTCACACCACCCTCCACCCGAGTAATATACGGTACATACTTACGTTCCGTAAGATCATCACGGATCTCTTGTGCTGTTATGTTCTCGAACAGTAGGTCGAAAGCACAACCGATAGAGTGCATACTCCCTTCACGATAATATCTGGAGTTTGTATCCCGTAAGCCTGAATGCCCTCTACCACCACACCACCACCATGTATTGATAGTTACAGGGTTGTTAGGACTGTAGGTCTCTTTAAGCCAGTCGAGGCCTTTGAGTGCTTCAGGATCAAACATACCCCATAACATGTTTAGCTTAGCTTCTTCGTGAAGGGGTAACAACATTACCGCTATATAGATATCTTCAGGAACAAGTTCTTGTATAATAAAGTTCTTACAACGGTATTGATCCATTAGTGTGTAACCTTCGTCGTATCTGGCTTAATTAACTGGCTCTCTAATACCGAAGCTTCCAGCTCGAAGATCTCCATCATAATAGGTTTAGCTTTTGTTACCAGTGATAGGTAGCTATCAAGGTCATCACCCATAGCGTCACTAAACTCTTGTACAATCTTATCTACAAGAGAGTCCTTGTCAAAGTCTGCTAGGGCTACTACATCAAGGTCGCCATCTAACATACCAAGATCTGCCTTGGCCTGTACTGTTTGTAGGATCATATCTAACAGGTTACCCACCTCTAGGACTTCTTTAAGTTGGTCATTATTTGTCATTCTTAATTTTCTCCTTTAGTTCATTAAATCCACCAATATGTTCACCTGACATGTAGATCTGAGGTATACTGCTATAACCTTCGCTTTGTAGAAAAGCTAGTGCATCTCCATCTTCACGTACATCGAAGTACAGATATTCTTCATTGTTAGTTTCTAAGAGCTTTTTCGCCTGCTCACACCACATGCAGTTAGCACCTCCGTAGATAACGTACAAATCTTTTCCGTAGATCACATCTATTTCAACATTACTCATAACTCAAACTCTCCTAAATCCAACTCTTCTACTTTAATACTCCCACCCATATACGATGAAAGCTCTACTTCCTGTGGTGCCACTTGACGTTTACTGGATTCTAGGTACGAATCAATCCAAGATAGCGGGTTCTGCTTAGGCGCGTCAGGTACTAACACTAAACCTTCTACTAGATCACCTGCTCTTAGATTTGTCAAATAACCTAAGTACTCTTTTAACACCGCAGCGTTAAGACCTTTAATGTTACCCTCACTGAATAAGAAATCAGCCCAAACACACTCTTGGTTATAAGTATCTAAAATTACTTCACCTATAAGATGCTTATAATCTTTTGCAATCCCCGTCATCATGGGGTCATCCAAACCCTTCAACCACCGTGTTAGCATGAAATGTACTCCGCCTTGGTGTAAGAACTCATCCCTAGCGATAAGAGTCATGACCTTCCCGTTCCCTTCCATCAAACCCCTTTCTACGAAAGAGAAGCTACATGCGAAGGATACATAGAAACGTATAGCTTCTAATGCATACACACTCAGCATACACTTAAACAACGCCACCCCACGGTCATGACTACTCGCAGTCTTATCGTGATTAAGTTCAATAAGATTATCATAACCCTCCGTCACCATCCCCGCACGTTCCGTTATTTCTGGGATAAGCATCACATTATCTAATATTTCACTTGGGTTGTCAAACACATTACGGATAATATGTGTGTACGAGCGACTATGTACGGCTTCCGAAAATGCCCACGTTTCAATCCACGTCTCTAACTCAGGTAAAGAGACTATAGGTAAGAACGCTAAGTTAGGAGAACGCCCTTGTACTGAGTCTAATAACGTCTGGTACTGTAAGTTGAGTATGTACAGGCGTTTCTCTACAGGGTTCATCTTGTTCTTAAAGTCATTTATATCTGATGATAGATCTACTTCCTCTGGCCTCCAGAAGTACGCTAACTGCTGCTGCGTAAACTTATCTATCTTCGGGTACTTCATCACATCGTAACGTGCCGTATTTAGCTCTTCTCCGAAGAACATTGGTTGTTTTAGGTGATCAACCACCTCTTTATTAAATGTACTAATTTTTAATTACCTCCTGCCTTGCTTTGTTTAAGTTGTAGTAATAATACCTGACCCACCGAAGCAGGTCAAGCCTTTATTTACTAGATCTTACAAGCACCACCATCACAACCGTCATCTTCTATAGTCTCTCCTGAACCATCACGAGTGTTATGGTAATACAAAGTCTTCACACCATTCTTATATGATCGTAGAACGTCTTGTACTATCTCCTGCATAGGTACTAAACCCCCTTCATACTTAGCTGGGTTATAGTTAGTGTTAGCCGAGATAGCTTGGTCTACAAACTTTTGCATAATAGCTACAAGGTCTAAGTACCCTTTGTTGTTAGGGATATCCCATAGTAGTTCATAATCATCAAAAAGTTTCTGTACATCCGGTACAACGACTTTGAAAGGTGCGTCTTTAGCGCCTTTAGTTACCGTTAATGCTCTAGGAGGTTCAATACCATTAGTACTGTTACTAATCAGTGCAGAAGTGTTATGTACTACAACTCCATTTTTTAATACATACTGCCCCGATTGGGTGGTTATCCCGTATGTGTGACTTACTTCTTTATTTAGTGAAATTCTCTGGATCTTCATATAAGTTGTATAGCTCCTGTATTGTTATGGAAGAGTTGACCCCTTTCTTGAGGTTCTCTTCCTTTGTTAGTACTTGCAGATTAGGTAAACCTCCTGCCAAGTGTATTGGGACATCTGCGAAAAAGCAATGTAATATAGAGACTTTGTGATCCGTTTGTTCTGAACCTACACAGACAAGCACTCTTTGTCCGTCCATCGCCTTTTTAGTAAACGCACGAACCCTCCTAGAGTAGAGCTTGAATGCCTCTGCATCGCTTGCGTAAGTATTTAACCCGATATCCGCCTTAGTCTTTCGTTGCTTGACATTAGAGTTATGGATAAAAGCTTCACAAGCTTTTGTTGACCACCCGTACTTCTTTTTCAGCAACTCGACCGTCTTATAACCTTGCCGCTTATGTATCTCTTTTAAGATACCTGCCACCTCAAGGTCAGAGAAACCCTTACGCTTATATATACCTTCTTGTGTACCTGCGTTTTGTTTCTGTAAAGAGGATACTTGTACCACAGCTTCTTCTTCCGTGAGTCCTCTTTTTACCCAAAAAGATGTACACATCCAACTACGTTCTTGAAACTCTTCGTGTGACAAACCGTCCGTCGCGCTTTTAGATGTTTTCTGGAAGGTTTTAAACTTATCTCTACCTGCCTGCGGCCCGTACCTCTTGATGAAACCCTCTAAACTAGTAACCTTGTCGCTCTTAAAAGCTATAACCAACCTCCTCGCTACCTCTTCTGAAACCCCGTGAAGGTTAGTGTAGTATTCTGCCTTATAAGGTAGACCTCGCCCTTCCAAAGCTAAAAAATTATAAAGGTGTTCGGGGTTTATTGGCCTTAAAGTGTAACCTTCGACCCATTTCCAGAACCTTTTGGAAGAACCTACCTCCTCCCATAACGTTAGTAGGTTCTCTAAATGTTTACCTTCGAAAGAGCTTAACTCAGGTTTGTTCTCCTTAATATATCTTAATAGCTTCAGGGAAAGTCCATCTCGCTTAAAAGATGACCTTATGTACCTACTCGCTGATCTCGACAAGTTCATCCTCCTGTAACAAGTTTTCAACACGAACCCAACCCTTACCTTTAACTCTTACGGGGTGGTTCCCCGTGAGGTTGTACGCCGTCCCATCTTCTAACAGAATATTATAGGTCTGATGTACTCCATTGTAGGTGACACCTTCTACTCTATCCTCACCAACATACACCTCCTTACTTATTAAGGTGGAGGATGGTACGCACATCCCCTCTAAGGTATCCGTATCTAGTCCTACGAAAGCTGCAACTTCCCGTAAAGACATCTCCTTAATGTCCCCATCAATACTAAAGTTCAGTGTGTCGGTAGCTTTATGACACTCAGCAGGCATCAATGCGGTTAAAGTGGAGTTACGTAGTCCATACTTTTCTATAGCAATCCGTAGCCCTTCCCAGTTAAAGTGATTAGGCTCATCGTGAAGCTTATCAACTTCTTTATTATACCAGTCTATTGGTAACTGACCTTGGCTATACTTGGTGTCCTCGAACCAATGGCACGCACCTTTCTCTTTAGCAACACCAACAGAGGCACACAGTAGATTGTACTGGATAGCTTCGAACCATCTGTGTGTAAGGTTGTTAGCCGAACCATCACTATACTTTACACCATTTTTAGCAAGGAAGTACGCGTAATTTATCACACCAATACCTAAAGATCTACGATACAGGGATTTCTCTGCTGCCTTAACAGGGTAGTCTTGGTAGTCTAGTAATGCATCCAACGCACGTACAAGTAAGTCTGATAGCTCTGGAAGCTCCTCTAGCGTGATTGCGCCTAGGTTAAACGCTGCTAGAGTGCATAGGGCTATCTCACCTTCATTCTTATCTTCTGCATTTAATGGTGCAGTAGGTAGCGCTATTTCTAAACACAAATTAGATTGTCTCACAGGTGCTACGTCTCGGAACGGCCCATGTACGTTACAGTTATCAATATTCTGAATATAAACCCGTCCAGTGCCCGCACGCTCTTGCATCGCATCAAACATTAATTGTTGTGCATTAACTGTCTTACGAGGGACTGACATGTCTTCACTGTACCTCTCGTATAACCTTACGAAGGTATCTTGGTCTTCAGCGAAAGATTCATACAAACCTTCTACATCGTTAGGGCAGAACAGATTGATACTTTCACGTTTAATAACCTTCTGGTAAAAGAATTTATTAAATTGGATACAGTAATCTAGTTTACGGGCACGGCTCTCCTCAGTACCCTTATTGTTCTTAAGAACTAATAGACTTTCTACATCCTTGTGCCACCACGGGTAGAAAACTGTAGCACTACCCTTTCGTACGCCACCTTGACTACAACTGCCCATAGCCGCCTCTACGAGCTTATAGAACCCTATTGGGCCTGTGTGGTAAGCTTCTCCACCACGTATAGGAGAATTTAATGCACGAATACGTCCCATATTAATACCGATACCTGCACGGGCAGCAGAATACTTAGTTACTGCACATACACCACCGTTGATACTATCCAGTGAGTCACCAACTTCAATCTTAGTACAAGAGCTAAATTGTTTAGAGGGAGTTCTTACACCAGCCATGATAGGTGTTGGTAATGAAACCTTCATATCACTCACAGCCGTATAGAAGCGCTTGACATAATCCATACGAGACTCAGGTGGGTATGCCATAAATAAGTACATACCGATGAGCATACAAGCTTGCTGAGGGGACTCGTAGTGTGTACCTGTCACTCTATCCTTAACTAAGTACTTATCACGCCACTGGCACATAGCTGCGAAGGTGTAGTTCATATCTTTATCATGGTCTAGGTACGCACCAAGCTCAGCGATATCACCAACACTGTAATTATCCAGAACCTCTGCGTCATACTTACCTAACTTAACCATATCGTTTACATGCTGAGAAAAGTCTACAGGGTCATGTTGACCAAAGACTTCCTTTCTTAACTTAGTCATCAATAGTCTGCCTGCTACGTACTGATACTCAGGTTGTAACTCTGTTATTAAGTCTGATGCTGCTTTGATAAGGGAATCATGTATCTCAGAGGTCGTCATACCGTCTGTGAAGTGTAAATCCGCCTTAAGTAATACCGTTGCTGGGGTTACGTTACTAAGCCCCTCACAGGCCCACTCTAGGACTTCTAAGATCTTACCTTTATCTAGGTCTTCTATTTTGTTGTTACGTTTTACTACTTGCATTTGTTCTCCTTTACTTGTTTATCTAACATTTTTTGTATGCACACTACACTATTGAGTACCTATCTTACCACGATACATGTTTTTGTCAATATCTAACTTATTATAAATTAATAGTAAATTAGTTGTTGACAGAATGAGATATCGTGATAAGATTAGGACTTCTTTTCTTTTTACATATTTACGTCCTTCAAAACGACCTCTTAATATGTTTTTGTTTTCTTGGGGTTTGGGAAGGGCGTATCTATTATAAAGTACTATTATAACGAAGTTATAGAAGTAATACTATAAGAGAGCATTATAACGAAGTTATATAAGTAATATAATAAGAGTATAATATAAGAGTATATAATATAGGGCGCTAGCCATAATGGTCTAAATGAGAATGATTATCATTATCTGTGTATATGTATATATTACTATGATTATTTATATATATTATTACTTATATAACTTCGTTATAAATACTTTTAAATAAATGTAAATAAGTGCTTGACGTATAGCAATATCGTGGTATACTTAATTATAAGTTTGAGAGACATCTAATTAAAAGGAGTTCATATTGATTACACCAACGAAAGGTAGGGTTGTTATTCTACAGGAACAAGTAGAAGAAAGCTCTAGTTTACTTAAACTTCCAACAGACCCTAAGAAACCTAGTCGTGGCATTGTTCATGCAGTCTCAGAAGGATCTAGTCTTAAAGTAAATCAAGAAGTGGTATTTGGTGCTTTTGGTATGACAGCGATTAAAGACCCCGAGACAGGTATGGAATTTGTAGTGATGGATGAAGATAACGTAATAGCCATCCTGACTGTAGGTAAATAACATGGATGATGTCGATGTCTAACGAAACAATTTAACATTATTTGAACTTTTGTACGACCTTAGTATTCCAGAGGCAATGCGTAAATGCGATAGCTGTGAAGGTGACAGTACATTGTAAGTCAATCACTGAAGTATCTCAGGTGATGAAGAGGACTACACCTCTTATTAAAAAATTTGCATTTAGAGTTACTTCTTCATGGTTAAGTGGTACTAGCATCCAGATAACGGATGACACTGCACAACCTGTAACAAGGTCACGTTATCTTACGGTAATGGTGTTTCTAGGACGTTTCTAGTGTATTTATACATTAGCATAAGTGAGTAGGCGTACTCATCAGTGGTCGTATTGTACGGATCGTAGCAGAAGCTATAGCAACACTCTCAAGTACGGAGAGACAAAGGTATGCCTCTATATTCTGAGGAGTTCAGGTAAGCCCTGAGTACACCCAGTTTACCCTCTAGTGGTCATGTCCTCCCAGACCTCTGACCCTCCCCAATTTAACCACACAAAAGGAACTTATATGAGATGCACATGTTGCAACCGTAAGCTCCCTCCACACAGAATCTTGACTGGTCACAAAGACAGCAACGGAGTAGATACTGAGGAGGATTTATGTATATCATGCCTCGGAGTCGTCTACTACGATGTCACTGACCAGTACAACATTCTTGATAGAACCTATACTTATCAAGAATTAGAAACCCCAATAACACAGTTCCTTCCCGATGTCAATCACTAATTGACTATTGTCTTAAAATGTGCTATAATAGTCCTTTGAAAAACAAAAGGTGACCGCACATGGCACAATGGACTAAAGGGCAGTCAGGTAACCCTAACGGAAGACCTGAAGGTGCTAAGGGTAAAGTAGAACTACCTACACTAGATGAACTGATGCAGGATCTTGAAAAAGCTAACACTAAGGCTATCAAGAAATGCCTATCAATCATGACCAAAGGGTCTGAGTCTAATCAATTAAAAGCGTCATTCAAGATAATGGATACGTACTACAATCTACGCCTTAAAGATGAGAAGCTTATTGTTAAATCTTCTACAACATCTACTGAGGGCGAACCTGCCACACAAACTAAGACCGAAGCTAAAGTTATCCCTATGAAGAAACGTGAGGGGTAGCAACCTATTTGGGCGTAACACTTGTTATGAAAAGATGGGACTTATTAGCCTCCGGTAAGATCCCACCCAACCCAAATGGAGTACCTTATGGTTCCAGCAGACCTAGAACATGCAATACTCGCACTTAACCGTGCAACCCTAACTATAACTCACAAAGACGGTACAGAGCTTGTACATGCACTTATTGAGGAAGGTCATAAGTTACTTGATGAGTTAGAGTCACAGATTAAAGATTTACAAGCCCATGCCTTATAATACGTGGCAAGAGGTTAAACCCCAAGAAGGTAAACAGGAATTTGCTTTTAGTTTATTACCAGAAGTAGATTTCATGCTTATGGGTGGTGCTCGTGGCGGTGGCAAGCTATGTAGCTATGACCAACTTATCCAAACCCCTTGGGGTACAAAGACTCACGGAGATATTGCCGTAGGTGATATTATCCTCAACCCTGACGGACAAAGGCAGAAGGTACGTAAGGTTCATCCTCATAAAGATTGGACTTTCTACAAGGTATCCTTTTCTGATGGAACGTCCGTAGAAGCAGGGTTAGAACATTTATGGTTAAGTTGGAGAGCTAGTAAGTCTACCAAACGTAAACGGAGACTTGCAAAAGAAGGTATTACAACTACAGGGGTAAACCTAGCACCTGTAGATGCTGAGATCATTGATACAGAAACTATGAAAGCTTGGTTGGATGCCGGACACACACCTCTTATCCCAGTAACTAAGCCTGTTAACTTTGAGAACTCAGTAGGTAGGTTCCAAACGGTAGATCCATACTTACTTGGGTACCTACTAGGTGATGGGTGTATTACAACTAAATCCACTCTTACTATTACTAGGCACACAGATGACACACAGATAGATGACTATGCGAAATCTCTAGGGATGGAACTAGGTAATAATCAAGAAGGCTCCTACAGACTAAGTTTTGTTGGACAAACTAAAAAGGATCTGGTAGACGCACTTCAGTCTTTAAAACTATTAGGTACAAACTCCTCTACAAAGTTCATCCCAGAGTGTTATAAACGTGGTAGCGTAGAAGTCCGTACAGAGATACTTAAAGGCTTAATGGATTCAGACGGTTATGTATCTGCTGATGGAAAGTACTATTACACATCAGTAAGCAAGACGCTCTCCGATGATGTAGCTTTCCTAGTGAGATCCCTCGGAGGTAATGCTACTCAAACTTCTAAAGAAGGTAAGTACCGGAATGATGAGGGGGAAATCGTACATTGCAAAGAAGCCTTCGAGCTTTATATAAAGTTTAATAAAACACTTAAACCTTTTAAGTTACAGAGAAAGCTTGATAGGTGTACAACTACGGTTGAACGTCTTTATAAGCGTGTTGTTAGTATAGAGTATTCCAGAGTGTGTGACGGGTGTTGTATCGAGGTAAGTAACCCTAACAGGTTGTATCTCACCAACGACTTCATAGTAACACATAACTCTGAGCTACTAACTATGATACCTTGTGTATACGCTAATGATAAATACTATCGAGGTATATTCTTTAGACGTAAATACGATGAGATCATGGGTGCTAACGGACTATGGCAGAAAGGTGAGGGTATGTACCCACTCTTCGATGCTAAATCTAACATCTCTAATAAGGTGTGGAAGTTTCCTACAGGAGCTAAACAAGAATTTAGGCACATGTACACGGAGGATGAGAAAGAGTCTCACCGTGGTAAAGGTTACAGTTTTATAGGCTTCGATGAGATAGATCAATTCTCTCAGGCACAGGTTACATTCTTAATGACCTGCCTACGATCTGAAGCAAACATGAACTCGTTCATGGTAGGGACGTTGATTTGGCGTCCAATGTGTAGTAATATACATTAAGTAAGTTTGTGAAATCAGGGGACACCCATAAGGGCAATCCTGAGTCTGTTATATCCTGAATAAGTAAGGAGTAAAAATGAAAGCAATATCAGTAAATACTAACTATGCGGTAACTGAGTGTGGAAAAGTATACAGTCATTTATCCGGAAGGTTCCTGAAACTAGCGGAGCATAATCACGGTTATCGGGCGACCACTTTATACGGGTGCGATACCCCCACACAACATTTGGTACACAGGTTAGTAGCAACAGCGTATATCCCAAATCCAGATAATCTTCCTACGGTTAACCATAAAGATGGTGACAAGACAAATAATCATGTTACTAACTTAGAATGGATGTCTTATAAAGACAATAACCAACACGCTATAGATACAGGTCTAAGCCGTAAACGTATAAACAAACATACAGATACGATGGCGCACACGGTTTGTACTATGCTTATGGATGGTTGGAAACAGATTGATATAACTAAATCTTTAGGTTTAGATAAGGCTGATGTTAAGCAGATTAGGTATTCTGAGTTCTATGAACACGTTACCTGTGAGTATGACTGGACTAAATGCCCTACACGCTCAGTTAAAGTTAGTACTAGATCTGCTATAAAGATATGTGAGATGTTAAGTGAGGGTTCACCTTATCAGAAGATTTCGGTAGCAACAGGTGAGACAGTCCGTAATATAAAGAATATTAAATACGGAATAACCTTTAAGAAGATCTCTTGCAATTACTCATTTTTACGTAAATAGATGCAACGACCATCCCGTAAGGGAGTAGGGGTAAAGCTAATGTACCCCGAAGCGCAAACCCCCTCGTAGGAGGGTGAAGATATGGTCTAATCCTTATAGGAATATAAGGCACCGCTCGTGAAGTGGTGAGTTCTGACGTTGCGGTTAGAACTTAAATGAATAAGAAGTTATGTTTTTATAACTTTTCTTGTAAATCCGAATCCCGATTCTTGGTGCCTACCCCTAGTGGAATGGTATCTTGATGAGAAGGGGCAACCTCGTGAAGATCGCTGCGGAGAGGTAAGATACTTTGTAGTAGAAGATGGTGAATTTGTATTTGGCCCTTCAGAAGAGTACTTCAAAGAAGAGAAGCCCCATACCGTGTTTGTAGACTTACCCTCTGGTGAGCAAATCTACATACCACCGAAACGCTTTACTTACGTATTCTTTAACGTATTCGATAACCCAGAGATGCTACGTCTCAACCCACGATACCTATCAGAACTTCAAAACTTACCGGATCATGAACGTGATTCACAGCTTTGGGGTAACTGGTACTCTAGACCTCGTTCTGAGTCCTTATGGCAACGTCACTGGGTTAGAGGCGATAATGGAGAACGTGTGGTAAGGCGTAGGGATGTACCTGAACGTACAACCAAACTACGTGGCGTCGATAAGGCACACAGCACACCCTCAGACACTAACAAGTACCCAGATTACACTGCACTATCACCTAGGATAGAAAAGACCTCTAAAGGGTTGTATTACCTCTTCGGTGACTACCATCCGGATATAAAAGACCCACCAGATAAAGCTGGTAAGGTCGCACCATTATGTCAGTTCAGGAAGCTTGCAGGAGAACGTGATGTACTTATCGCCACTCAGATGGAATGTGATCCAGTAGACTGCCAGTTAGTTCTTAGTAAGGACTCAGGTGCAGGTTCAGCCGACCACATATACACACTAGCGTTAATGACAGAACGTGGGATAAAGGTAGTAGAAGATAAGACCACAAGTAACGTAGCAGGTAAGAAGCTTAAAGATTTCCTACCATTTGCTAACGCTTGTATGCAAGGTCTTGTATTCATCGTTGAAGAGTCCTTCGACCCTGATACCCTTAAACTTATCTATAGTCAATTAGAACGGTTTGACGGTGAACGCTCCACATCAGCTAAGAAAGATGATATCGCGGACGCTATTGCTATGACATTCAATGCACTATGTAATGTACGTGTAAGGAATATCGTTGTAAGGAACCAAACTGATGTACCGACTAGGGCAGCAGAGTTAATAAACCAGTACAATTTACAAAACAACTAAACTATATGGAGGCAACATATATGCTACACATGATGAGCGAAGAGCAAAGAAGTAAACGTAAACTAATTAGTGTTACAGGTGCAGGTCGAATGAAGAGTGCAACTTTCCTTGCACAAATCTTTGAAGCATTTGAAGCAGGGTACGTTGTACCCCCACTAGAAGGTTTATGGAAGATTGACGCACCAGTTATTAAAGCTACACGTAGATCTGTAGCGCTATACCCTAAAGGGTATGATGTACCAAAAGCAAGTACAGGAGTAACTACAGAGAAGACTGATGAACAAATTATTGCTGAAGTAGATGCAGAGATACAAGCAGAGATCTTAGCAGAAGCAGAGACAAGTACTACACCGGAACCTGAACTAGAACCAGAAGGTACACCAGATGAACCCGAAGATGTTAAGGTTGACGACGATTCTCCTACTACTCAGGAAGAACCAGAAGCCGAAGGTGAGACTCCTTCAGAAGCTAGTGGAGCCTCAGAAGTACAAGAGTCTACCACAGAGTCCCGTATAAAAGAACTTACTAAGAAAGCCCCTCTACTAGCTTTAGCTGAAGAGCTGGGTATCGAAGTTCCAGAAGATAAAAGTAAATTCCCTGCTGCTATCAAGCAGTTCCTTTTAACCGCAACAGCAGAGTAAATTAACTTATGGCTGAACAAGAGAACAGCCAAAGCATAAACAAAGCTGAGTCACATAGCGGGTTGGTAGTACCTACACAAAGAGAGGTAGGCCAACCCCACATCGTAACATCATCTAACTTTATTAATGCAACAAAACGTAAAGAGCTGGCACTACCTGCAAGACTTAATACGTTTGAAGCAATGGTTAATGATGATGCAGTTTACACAGGATTACACCTAACCAACATCCATACGATAAAATCGTTAAACCACGGACAAGCAGAAGCACCTACAAGCAAAGGTAAGGTAGCTGCTGAATTCATAAATTACTGTCTAAACAACATGACTTATGGGACGTGGTTACAAGCGTGTATGGATATGGTAACCGCTACCAAGTGTGGCTGGAGTGATCTTAACATCGTAACCGAAGTACGTACTTATGGTAAGTACAAAGGTAACCGTGTTCTACGTAAACTGTCACCACGAGATCAAAACTCAGTACATGGTTGGCTTTGGAATGATAACCTCACAGAGTGGGAAGGGTTTGTACAAAAACCTAAGTTATCCCAGAACAAAAGGCTTGCGAGATCTACTAAGTTCCACAATAACTTAACTCTCTCAAACTTAGAACGCTCCTCAGAGTACTCAATTCTAAAACGTAACCAACTACTACACACATCTATAAACGGTACTATGCGTAACCCTGAAGGTGATTCACCTTTGATGCATTGCTATGACCCTTTCGTAGAGAAGTCGTTGATACAAGCGTATGAGATGACAGCTATCAGTAAAGACCTTGTAGGTCTAGCGATGTTACGAGTCCCTAGCGAGCTTATAGCAGCAGCTAATGCTGACCCACTAGGGGATGAAGCTAAAGAGTACGCAGCACTACAACAGAATATGGCAGACTTCCACGCAGGTAAGTCCTCTTATATCCTACTTACATCAGACCATGATCCAAACAGTAAGTTGTACGACTATGACTTTAAACTGATTGGTATTGACGGTGGTAGTGGTGGTAAGGCGTACCAGACCTCACAAGTTATCGACCAGAAACGTAAAGCAATTTATAACTGCTTTGGTGCTCAGGCAGCACTACTTGGTCAAGATGGCGGAGGTTCATACGCACTATCCTCTTCACTAACATCCATGCATGGCAGCTACGTGGAAAACTTACGTGACCAATATGTCGATGTAATTAACCACCAACTAATCCCACAACTTCTAGCGGTAAACAACATTTACCTAGACTACACAGATATGCCTAAATTCAAACCTGTAGATCCAGATGAGATGAGCATTGATGAAGTGTTTAAAGCAGTTCAACGTGGTGCTTCGGTAGACAAGCTTACACCAGAAGCCCTTGAGTGGTTGTACGGTAAAGCTAATATGCCTACAGAAGGTATTGATGAACTAGACTTCACTTCAGCAGGCGAGAGTCGTGCGGGAGATGGTATGAAGACCGCAGGTGAAGGTACAAGTACTAATATGAAGGGGGGTGATAAGTCAGTCTCTAATAATGAGAATGGTGGTGTAGAGAAAGGACTTCAGAAACAGTTTGCAACACAGAAAGGTACTGACCGTATCATCGACGTTGAAACAGACACATGTATAAATGAAGATGAGTTAAATACAAACGGAGAGTATAAATGAAAGAGGTAAGACTGAATAAAGAGCTTTACTCGAACTTACGGGATGCCCTTAACAAGGCGTCTTCTACAGGATATATCCTTGATATAGATGAAGATGCCAATTCTGTTATTTTCGAGAAGTGGGAGTGGGATGAAGAAGAAGAGGCAGGTAACTATTTCACTTTTAAAAGCACTTACACATACGACGGTACAGTGGCAACGCTTACAGGCGAACCTACACAAGTAGTCATCAAGAAAGAAGTGGTTGAAGTTGCAAAGAAAGAGAACATGCTAGCGAAGTCTCTTAGAGAAATGAAAGAGAGCCTTGAACTTACAATACACAATACGTTAAGCAACTTTGGCGGAACTACAAAGGAATCCTCCCCAGTAGAAAGTATCCCTGTAATCAAGCAACTAGATGATGAAGAGATGATTGCTATCGAGCCTTTGTACATAGGGCTTGATGAGATAGACGGTCATGGTGATAGTTACGCCACACAAGAAGAAGTTTACAAAATGGTAGACTCGTTCAACCAAGCTATCACTGATGGTAATCTTAAATCCAACTTCGATCATGGCGATTTCTGTGAAGACTTCGTAGCAGTTAAGGCATGGGTTAATGAAGTAGATTGTTATATCGGAGACACACTAGTCCCTGAAGGACAACCTATTGTTAAGACACAATTTTTAGATAAAGACAAGTGGGCAGCACGTAAGGCCGGAGACATTAAAGGTGTTTCTATCCAAGCGAGCGCTATTTGTATAGAGGTAGAAGATGAGTGAATTTGAAGAGTTAAAGAAGCCTAAACGTCTTCTTAAGAATATTAGTTTCCAAGGAGATAATGCAGCACTAAGTTACACAACAGGTTCAGGTGCAGCATCCTTAAAGAACGAATCATACTTATTTAAGTCTCTAGACCCTGTAGAGCAAAACGAATTATCTGAGGGGGCACACGCTGCTGATGATGATAACACTGGTGTTAATCAAGAAGTTAGCAAGTCTAACGATAATATAAACGAAGAAGGAGATCAAATGTCTGATCAAAACGAACAAATTGTTGCCCTACAAAAGCAACTTAAAGTAATGGAACACGAAAAGGTTCTAGGTAAATACGAACTAGATGCTGATATCGAGAAAGGTTTAGCAGTATGCATGGCAGAGCTTGAAGCTCCTGAAGCAATTGTAAAAGCATTAGACGCCATCGTAGCAGCTAAACAAGTAGCCCTAGACAAAGCGTTAGAAGGTAAGAAAGAAGAGGAAGTAACCCCTCTACAGAAAGCCTTAGACAAAGAAGAAGGTCATCAGGAAGTTGAAGCTCCTGTGGCAAAATCCCTAGTAGCACAAGCTGCTGACATCCTAGACGAACAAAAAGGAGCTTAATAAATGGCTTACGGACAAATTGCAGAAGAGCGTAAAGATTTAAGCGATGTTATCGCAGCTACTTCAAACCAACACGAAGAACTAGGTCTTAACCTTCACTACGTTACAGCCTCAGTAGAAGCAGCAGACGTAGTTATCGAACCTATGGGCTACCCAGTTATCTGGTCAGAAGCAGCAGACGGCTTTGTACCGTACATTGCCCAAGATATCACCTTGGCAGATGCATTAGGTGGCTTACCTGCTGCTGGTCGTGTTGCTATCGTAGTTGGTGACGCTCGTGGCGCAGGTTTTAATACAGAAGACGTAACCTTAGCCGCTGCTGGAACAAACGTTACAGCATTACATAGTGGTTTAGCTGGTATCAAAGCTAGTGGTATTGACTTCAACGCAGGTACTAACGCAGCTAATCAAGCACTGTTTTTATCTCAGCTAGAAGCTCAAGGTCTTGTTGTTGCCGCTGAAAGCGCCAACGTAGTCGTACAATACATCTAATTTAAGAGGAATTATAATAAATGAACATTAACATGCAGTCAGGCACTTCAGCCGAAATCCAGAAGGGTCTTATCGGTGTACAGGGTAGCCCTTACGAACTAGAATCTACACTACCTTTGATCGAACGTCGTGAAGTAACTCCACAGTTACTATCTACTATCCTACGTGGTGTTAACCAGAAAGATCATTTTGTAAACGACACATTCGTATACGATTCTAAAGACTACGGTGTTGCACTACCTGCTGGTAAACGTTACGACGGTTATGGCGCACGAGTAACTAAAGAGAAGGGTGTAACTTTCCGCTTCGGTATCCCTTCTTTCGGTATCTCTGGTGACGTACAAGCTAAAGATTGGGCCAACAAGCGTAAACTAGGTTCTACTAGCGAATTCAAAACTGAAGCCGAAGTACTAGGTGAAGTTAACGCTAAGATTGGTAAATCATGGGATCTACTTGCAGAACAACAGTTGATGGGTTTGATCACCACTGATACCTCTAATGTTGCAGGTGGCCCGTTCGAGTCATTCAACTTCTATACTGAAATTATCGGTGGTACCCGTACTGTTGATAACATCACTTTCACTAACGCAGCTATTGACCAAGCAGAACAAGTACGTACTATCAAGAAAGAGTTAGCACAAGAGATGCTACGTTCTGGTGACATGGGTGCTGAGTTTGTTTGTGTATGTGGTAGCAACTTCTTCGATGCAATGTACGCATTAGAACTTGATTCTGACAACCCTCGTGAACTACGTAACGAAGTGGATTTCGCTTCACAAGAGATGACTTCTGACTCTATCGGTACACAAACCTTTAAAGTTGATAACTTTGTAGCTAGCCGTTCTGGTGTTCGCTTCATCGAGTACACAGCATCTATCGGTGGTGTATCTATCGGTGCTTCTGATGCATACATGGTTCCTGTAAGTTCAGCTACTTTCATCCGTACTGGTTTCGCACCAGCACAAGATCGTGAGAACGCTAACACAGTGGCTAAAGAAGCTTACGGCTGGACTAGCTCTAACCGTACAGGCTTAGTTGTATATGAAGAGTCTAACTACTTGACTGCAATGACCAACCCACGTTTGATGCGTAAACTGGGTATGGATTAATAGTTAGTCCATAATTAAGGAGAGAAGCCGAAAGGCTCTCTCCTTTTGTCGGTTATAAGGAGTGCAAAATATGGCAGTAACGGCAGATATAGTGCTGACTAATACAGAGGTTTACATACCTGATAGTAACAAGTTAGACGAAGCACAAATGGAGAGTATTATATCTACAATCATTACCCAAGTAGGTGATGACGATAGTAACCTCCCACAGATTAGTTGCGAGTTCTTAACTAGGCTTGCAGTAATAAATGACGCACTGTTCTCAATAGATGATGCAGGTGTTAAAAAAGAAGTACTAGGAAAGCGTACCACGGAGTGGGACACCTCATTAACGGCTGATAGTTGGAAGGATTACCAGAATAAGGTAGTTAATGTGATATGTCCAATCCTTGGGGTACCTATAACACCTCGTAAGTTTTCAGCCAGCGGAGTTATTAGCTCAGGCGAAAAGATTTGCATAAATGCCAAACTTTACCCGTAAGAGGTTAAGAGGTTTCATGATCACAGCTAAAGTAGTACAAAGCAGGAAAGCATCTAAAGGTATGAAGGAGTTACTTAAAGGTGTTAACAAGTTGGAAAAGAATGCTGTAGAGATTGGCTACTTCGATGGTAAGCAGCATGAGGGTTCTGGTATGTCACTGGCAACCCTCATGACTTTACTAGAGTATGGAAGTAACGACGGAAAGATACCAGCACGTTTCGCATTCACACAAATCTCTCAAACAGATTCACCTAAAAGAAATAAAGCGTTAAAGAGCATTCTTAAAAAGGGCATAGCTCAGTCGTTAAGAACAGGTAACAGTGACGTACTCCTAGAGGTATTAGGTAAGAAGTATATGAAGTCTATACGCTCAATCTTCGGTGATACATCTCGTCTTATCAGTAACGCAAAACTTACACAAAAGTTAAAAGGGCGTGATGAACCTCTTGTAGATACAGGAGAGTTACTAAGCGAATTAACGTATAGGAAAATTAAGAATTAGGAGAGGTAATGAGGAGAGCAATAAACGCAACTAAGTTAGAATTTGATAGAGCGGTAGAACAAACTCTCGACGATAATTACAACCTTGTAGCAAGAGCTAATGAACCTGATAAGGTTAAAGCTAAAGGGAGTCTTCAACCATTCCCACAAGGAACAGACTTAAACATTATACCTGATGGACGTAACGCTGACACAGCTTACATCTATTACACAAAAACAGAATTACACTACGCAACTACAGCATCTCAGATTGTAGGCGATACTACACTAATCAAAGGGGTATCTTACGAGGTGTTCCCTTTCAACGACTGGTCACTAGACGAGACCCCACTTAGTTACAGAGAGTACCTTTTGGTAGAAGTGGAGGAAGGCAATGTCGATTGATTTAGTAGGGTTGCAAAGAGGTATCGGTGACATTATATCCGCAAGAGTGGGTACACAGTTATCGCAGATCGGTGGTAAACCGTCGATAGTACGTGCTAGATCTGCTAACGCTAAACTGAAATACCCATACGCAACTATGGATGTGATCGGTATAAGTGATCCAGTAGGTGATATCACAAACGTATCACAAGATGATAATGGTTTTCCGGTATACGAGACACATACAGATATCGTGTACCAAATCAGTATTAGGGGTGAGGATAACATCTCGTACAACCTCACTAAGCAGGTGCAGAGGGCGTTTTCTTTCCCTAATGTACTAAAGACCTTACATACAGATCACGAAGCCACTGTGACGACTGTATCGGGGATCACACCTATACCTGATGTACTATCTACAAAGCAACAAGAATTCAACATATTTAATGTAACACTTCGAGTTAATGATAAAGAAACTATCGAAGAAGTGGGATACATAACTGCCATCAAAGCTACAGGGACTATTAACTCCGATACAGGAACGGTTACTGAAGCAGACGTAGAAGCGGGGTTTGTCGCACTATGGTCTGAGGGCGTATACAACTATTCAGGAACTTGGATGTTTAGCGATGTCTGGGGGGTAGAATAAATCAATGATCATTGAACAATCACAACATGGAGATCTCTAAATGGGTTTACCTATTTCTAAAGTAAATCTGGTGCTACGTACTGCATCAGCGAGTCGTACAGGCTTCGGAACACCTTTGTTCCAAACAATGAGTATGGGCACAATCAATCGTGTTACCTCTTACACAGGTACTGTAGGTGTTGGTGAGAGCTACTCAACAGCCCACCCAGCGTATCTAGCAGCTAAAGGGTATATGTCTAGCCCTGTAACAGTAGACAAGTTTAAAATCGGTCGTGTGTTAGCCTCGCTAGTACTTACCCCACAATCTGTAGCAGAAGGTGTTGTATACGCTTTCAGTATCACAGATGGTACTAACACAGGTTTGTGTACTTACACAGCAGCTAACGGTGATGACGCTGAAGATATCGTAGACAACCTATTAGCAGACATTGCAACATTCACAGATATCGCAGCTAATGTTACAGAAACTAAAGTAGGTACCACTACTACAGCAACTATCAGTCTTGTTGCTACAGGTGACTTCGCTATCACAGGTATCACAAACTTAGCAGAAGAGTATACAGCTACAGAGACGTATGAAGCTTCTCTTGCTGCTATCCGTGCGGAAGATGATGACTTTTGGTTCCTTAGCTCAGATACACGTACAGCAGCTACACAGGACATCTTAGCTTCAGCTATTCAAGCTACAAGCAAGTCGTACTTCACAGCGTCAAGTGATGCGGATTCTATTGCAGCTAACTACACGGTTGCTGACACTGATATCGCCTCAGTACTTAAAACTAACAACTACTCACGCGCAGCTTGTATGTGGGATGAAGATGTAACAGCGTTCCCTGAATGTCGTTATGTTGGTGTTAACGCAGCATTTAGTCCTGACGAACGTTCTGTAGTATGGGATGGTCGTGAGTTAGTAGGTATGTCTGTTGCTATCAACGCACTAGGTAATGAACTTACTTCATCACAACAAGCAGCACTAGATTCACGTAACTGTTCTTATGTTGCAACTACATCAGTTGGCCCACGTATTCTTGGTGGTAAGATGGGTAGTGGTGAATGGATCGACAACATCCGTACACAAGACACAATCATCGCACGGGTTGGTGAGGCATTAGATACACTTATCCTTAACCAAGCTGGTGGTAAGCTTGTAGGTGGCCCTGTCGGTATCGCTCTAGTAGATGCAGCTATGGTTAAGGCGTTAAACCCGTTCCTTGCTTCTGATGCGTTAGAGTCTTTCACAACAGATATGACAGCAGCTACGATTGATCCAGCTACACGAGAGCTAAGCAACGCACAATTCGAAGTAGTACTTAAAGGCGCTATCGTTCGAGTATCAGTAAACGGCACAGCCGTTAATCAGGAGGTTTAATAATGAGTTTTCATGAAACGTATTCTGCAAAGAATGTAGTAAGTAACTTTTCAGGCATTGACGTATCACAAGGTCGCCCTGATGATGCGTTTATTACAATCTCGCAAGGTAGTCCTCGCGTGAATATGCGAAAAGGTCTAGATGGTAATACCTCATCTGCCTTGACAGCGGATAACAGTGTTACGGTAACACTTTCATACTTCCCAGAGTCTAATGCAGCAAAAGTACTTACTGCATTATACTACGGGCTTAAGGCATCTAATGATGCAGGTAAGCCGATTTTAGGTGCATTACCTTTAGGGTTATCTGATCCATCAGGTACCGTGTTCCTTATAGCTCAAGAAGCGGTTATGGTTAACATCGGTGATCTTAGCTTAGGCGAAGATACAGGTACTATGGACTTTGAGTTCTATGTAGAGGATGCACTTATCACACCACTAACAGGTGAGCTTGCAGACAAACTTACAGCAGGTCTAAAAGAACTTGGTGTATCGTAAAGTACCATAATGTAAAGGGGAGGGGTTCGCCTCTCCCTATTTTTATTTTTAGGAGGATAAAATGGATATTAACGCACAATCGGCAACGCATAAGCTTTTAGAAGAAGCGATGGCAAGTGTAGCACCGGACAAAGATTTAGAAGGAACGATCACTGTAAAAGATCGTGTTTACAAAATTAAGAAAATGGATGCAGACGACGGCTTAAACCTTTGGGAGTATATCTTGCAAAGGTTGTTACCTTCAATAGGAACAGGCTTAGACGTTATGCAAGGGGAGAACGATCCCTTCCAAGCAGCAACAACATTCTCAGAAGCAATGATGCACTTATCTAATAAACTGGATGGTAACTCTTTTAAGTTAATCTCTCATGCAGTTTTAGAAGGTGCGGAAGTTAACGGAGAGCCTATGAATTTTAAGGAAGAGTTTGCTGGTAACTACGGAGCATGGCGTAAAGTTCTTGCTTTCGCATTACAAGAGAACTTTAAGAGTTTTTTCGAAGAAGGCTGGGCGACGGGTCTAAAGGATCTGATGGCAATAGTAAGTCCTCAATTTCAAAGCTCACAACCGGAATAAGCGAAACTATCGCTATGCGACGTATTGAGAAGGAATGTTCTCTAACGTCGCATGACTGGTTTTTCTTAGAGATTTATTACCACCCCGAGAATACGATGAGCCTTGTAACCTTGAAGAGAGAAATGAACCTCCCTGAGATTATGGATTACAAAGAGTCGTTAGAAGCTATGAAGATGTTGAGAGTTGCTAGTGAAGCTGATGCTAAGAGGACACAAGGTAAATGAATAAGGTAACGATCACAGACTTTCTCATTAAATTAGGTTTTGATGGGGAAGAAGTTAAGAAGGGTGTAAAGGGTTTAAAGAAAGAGTTTGCCCCGTTACAAGCTACCTTAACTAAAGAAAGCAACAGACAAGCTAAAGCACAGAAAACTAAGAACGCAGGCGCACAAAAAGAAAACCAATTAGCGTCTAAACGTCTTGCTATACAAAAGAATATTTCCAAGTTAAAAGCTAAAGGAAGTACAGAGGGTGTAAGAAGCCTCCAAGATTCACTAAGAGGCAAAGATCCCGTAAAGCTTGAAGCAGCAAGAATACGTTCAGCAGAGATGTTACATTTAGCTGAAAAGAAAATAACACAAAAAGAAAATCAATTAGCGTCTAAACGTCTTGCTATACAAAAGAATATTTCCAAGCTAAAAGCTAAAGGGAGTACAGAGGGTGTAAGAAGTCTTCAAGATTCACTAAGAGGCAAAGATCTCGTAAAGCTTGAAGCAGCAAGAATACGTTCAGCAGAGATGTTACATTTAGCTGAAAAGAAAATAACACAAGAGAAAGCTAAAGCAGCAGCCATAACCGCCAGAGAACGTGTAGCACGAACCACGGCAAGAACTACAGCCCGTTCAGCTAGAGGTCAAGAAGGTCTCGAAGTTAAACGTATGGGCTTCAATGACCAGCTTACAGGAATAAATAGTAAGATGGATCGTGCTAACCTCACGGGAAGAAATGCACAAGCAGCTAATGAACTTAAAAGAGAAATATCTAAACTTAGCGCTAAAGGTGGTGTTGCTAAAACTCGTAAAGAGTTCGCCCTACTACGAAGAGAGTATGTAAGCCTTAAGAATAGATCGGACGACTTACTTAGGGCTAATCGTGAAGTAAGAAAGGATATTAAAGCTTCAAGTTTTGCTGTTAAGTCTCTAAGTGACTCGGTACGTAACCTCTCAAGAAGTTACTTATCTATGTTTGCGGTTATCGGGGGTACAGTATCTTTCGTAAGAACCGGACAAGAGTTAACATCCCTTAAAGCAACATTACTTGGTGTATCAGGAACAAGCCAAGGTGCAGCTAAAGACTTTGAGTTTGTTTCAGCAGCATCTAAATCTTTAGGTATAGATCTAACAGAAGCAACAAGCTCTTATGGTAAGTTAGGTGCAGCAGCTAAGAGTGCAGGTCTTTCATCAGACGATGCACGTAACGCATTCCTTGCAGCTACAGAAGTTTCAACAGCGTTTAACTTAAGCTCATCAGACTTCGAGGGCGTATCACGAGCTATGTCTCAGATACTCGCTAAAGGTAAGTTAAGTACAGAAGAACTATTGCAGTTAGGTGAACGTGTTCCTATTGCATTCAGTTCAGCAGCTAAGTCATTAGGTGTATCGACAAAAGAGTTATTTAAACAAATAGAGACAGGGAGGATACAGTCGGTAGACTTCTTACCAAACTTCGCAGATGAAATGCGGACTTACGTAAGGGAGACAGGTATGCTAACAGCATCTTTAAATACCTCACGAGTAGCTATGAACAGGTTTACCACTACATATAAGCTCGGGGTAGATCGTGCGTTCAGTTCCGGTCTTGATAAAGGGGTAAGTGAAGACTTCAACAGTTTATCTAATATTATGACCGAGCTTGGCCCAGTGTTTGAGTTCTTCGGTACAATAGCAGGTTTTGCATTGAAGATTGCAGGCCCAATATTAACTGCTCTATGGCAGATGGCAAGAGGGCTTATTAGTCTCGTTGTTACCCCGTTCAACCTACTTTCACAAAGCCTTGAGAAGTCTGTAGAAGATATGAACTTCTTCGAGTTAGCCCTCTTGGGCGTGTATGACGGACTTAAGCAGCTAGCCGCTGTAGTATTATACCCTTTTGCTAAACTAGAAGAAGGTTTAGATTGGTTAGATAATTGGATGGACGGGACTGATGCTAAACTGTCGGGCATGTCTATCAAGACAGGTAACATTGGTGGTAGTCCTGTCGGTGTAGCTAACGCTATGTCATCAAGTGCTGCGGGGGGTAACACTAACAACTCCACATCACAAACAAACACTATCATGATTGATGGTGCTCAAGATCCAGTTGCCGTAGGTGAAGCAGTATCACGCGCACTAGACTTAGAGTTTAGTTCAGCATTCGCTACGGGGTACTAATATGACATTCTTTATACAAGCAGATAACGGAGCGGGTGACCGCTACCAACTAGACGCAACAGTGAACGTTTCATACAAACAGTCGGGTACGGTAACGAGTTACGCAGTGGAGGAGGGTACGGACTCCTCCGACCACTATAAGCAGAATCCCGATACCGTACACTTTGAAGGTGTTATATCTAAAGTAAAGTTCCTACGTAATAGTAAAGTGAAGACTGACTTAGCAATCTTTGAGAAAGGGATGCAGGACTTAAAACGTTCAGGAAAGTTCTTCGCTTGTTCTTTTAGTAATAACTTAGATACTATGAAGAATTGTTTATTCACAGACCTTACGATGTCAAGAGACCCAAAATCTGGTCTACACGCAATGAATGTAAGATTCACCATTACGCAGACCCGTGTTAGTAATCAAGCCAAACTATCTACCATACCTATCCCCGCATCGCAGTATAAAGATATGTTAGAGGACAAGAAGAAAGGTAAAGGTACTAGCACAGAAGTTAGTAAAACAGAAGAAGGCTACTTAACTGGGGTTAGGAGAAGGCTACTAGGAGAAGAGGACACACCAGATGTTGAAGATAGCAATACCTGATGCAGCAGATGCGGATATCCGTCCGACATTAGGAGGAGAGTCATACCTGTTTAGTTTCAACTACAACACGGTAGATCAAGTTTACCGACTAGACATCTACCAAGATGAAGCGCTTGTTATAGGTTCCCTAGATTTAAAAACAGGGAGCTACATTACAGGAAAGTATGATATCCCTGCGTTTAACCACGGAGAGTTATTTATAGCAAGGTTACGTTACACACCAGAAGATCCACACAGGAACAATATAGGTATCGGTAAACCTTACGAGCTTATCTATGTTTCTAACGAAGAGATAGCGGAGGCATAATGTCAGAGGTATTTGGTCACAAGTATGAGTTGTTTATCGGTGAACCTTCACGGCTCATAGAGATGCACAACGCACCAACACCTTACGATGACGTGATACCTGCAAGTATAAAAGCTCCAAACCTAAACAAGAGTTTACTGACAGGCGGTTACATTGACTACCTGACAATAGACCCTACCTTCCGACGTATCACTAACCCGATACAGATGATAGCTAAAGTTAAATATAAAGAACCTAAGTCCGGTAGTTCACCGCAAACCTCGGTTATAAAACTATTCAATATTAGTGACACAACATTAGAATCAATTGTGACAGATGCATTGGTGATGTTGAACGCAGGGTATGAGCAGGACGGAGATGACCTACCGACAGTATTTGTTGGTACGGTCGATACTGTAGATACACAAACAGAGGGTGCTAACCAAGTTACTACAATCACATGTACAGAAGGTGGTAACGCAATTAAAAGTATTAGGTATGTAAATAGTCATCCAGCAGGAAGAACTTATAACTTCATACTTTTACAAATGATTAAGAAGTTTAAAGATAACGGTATCCCACTAGGAGCCTTTATCGAATCAGATAGAACAATACAATCACCTAAAGAACAAACAGTGTTTAGTGGGAAACTTGCTAAGAGTCTTACTGACCTGTGTGATAGCTTAGACTATGTTTGGTTTATATGTAAAGGGAGCCTCTACGTACAACCAAAAGACTTACATCGCCCGACAGAGATATTGAAAATAGATAGCTCTAATGTCATTGGTAAGATCACACCAAGTAAAGATAAAGCTGGTGTACCTTCTGCTAGTGCTGATGTTGGCCCGACAGGTGTTAAGTTTAGGACATTCCTCAATGGGGAAGTTGGACTACAGAGTTACATAAATATAGAGGATGGGGATTTCGCAGGGGATTACAAAGTAAAGACATTAACCTTCGATCTCAATTGGCATGACGGCCCTTGGGTCGTAGATTTCACAACAGAGGGGATAAAGAATTATGGCTAGTGCATACGACGCATTCCAGTCACATGTCTTAGAGGCATTAAACAACCTATATACAACCCTCCCAGCAATTGTAACAAAGGTAGCGGTTAAAGGTACACTGACTGTGGTTAACGCCACACCATTAATAAACAGGGTTAGCCAAGAAGGTTATGTTGACCAAGAGCCAAACCTAGAAGATATCCCTGTAGTTTGGCCTAGGGCAGGTAAGTTTCATATCACATGCCCTATCGAAGTTGGTGACACTGTTAAGCTTAGTTTTTGTATGAAGTCTGCTGCGGAGTTTAAGAACAGTGATGCTACTAAGCCTGTAACCCCAGAAAATAAAAGGTTGCACAGTTTACCTGATTGTTTCGCTGAACCATCAGCACTCTCATACAACCAGAACGCTACAGCAGATAAAGAACAGCTTAGTATTGGCTCAGATGATATGGCAATCAAGGTTACTAAAGAAGGTAATATCAAGTTCGGGGATGCTGCTTCTGAGAGTATCGTGCTAGGGGATGCGTTTATCACTAAGTTCTTAGATCATAAACACGAGTATACAGATTCGATTGGTATAGCTGCTGTACCAACACCTTCACTAACATTAGGTATTAGTACGGCACCTGCAACACCCGATACGGCTGACGCTTGGGCATCCACATTATCTACTAAGGTGAAAACAGTATGACAGATTTAGCGTTAAATACTGAGAACGATCTTCTTGTTGTTAACGGTCAGTTAGTTCTTTTAGCTACACAAGAAGAGTTAACACGACAACGGTTAATGATTAGTTTAAACACTTTCACTAAGACTTGGTTTGAGAATCAGAACTTTGGTATTAACCAAGAACTAATCTTTGAGAAAGGGACGCAAGGTCTTCTAGATCAAGATGTAAAAACAATTATAACCGAAACTACTGGGGTGGTTAAGCTCTTAGAGTTTATATCTCGTGTAGACACTGACAGGGTTTACAGAAACGATTTTACATACCTCACAGAAGAAGGGGATATCGTTTCTGTAGCTAACGTAAGTTTTGGGGGTAACGGCCTTCTCAGCACTGTAGGTATATTTGAAAACGGGGTATGGAATTACCTAGGTATTTGGGATGACGAGGCGATTTGGCCAGAATGATTATGAGGAGTGTTAAATGGCACAATTATTACCAGAAGGGTTAGTCATAAGACGTTACCCCGAAATACGCGAGGCTATTGTAGCTGCGATACAACTTAGGTCAGAAACAGACTTACTATTTGATGAAGATACCATCCTTGGTCAGATCATCAGTATCCTATCACAAGACCAAACGATAGTAGAACAAGTACTACAGAACATATACAGCTCTCTAGACCGTGATAAGTCTGAAGGTACAGCATTGGACTCCCTCTTATCGTTAGTGGGTCTCACGAGGATAGGAGAGGGCTTCTCGGCTACAGAACGTGTATTGTTCACTGCACCTAACGATGTAACCATCTCTAAAGGGTTCATCTTAGAGAACCCTTCAACAAGGGATAGATTTCTAACTACTTTCACTAAACTTGTTAGTGTTGCTAGTTGTGCTTCAGCAGTATACGGAGTTACATCTAACCCCGCTACAACAGCCATTACAGCCACTGTAGATGGCGTGGACTACACTTACACAACTAACGGGTCACCTACTACCTTTGACACAGTAACAGGGCTTGCAGCGGCTATCAACGCAGATACAGTAGCTACCGTAACAGCCTCGGTTGTTAATACGCAGATGGATAATCAAGACCCTCCAGTACTTGACCCAGCGTTCGGGGATTTACTTATTAGTTCTGACACCGACACCGAGATAACTATAACTGCGTTAGATTACATCGAACCTGTAGAAGTTTCAGTACTTATTGGTGCTCAGGCAGAAGAAGGTGGAGCTATACGTGCACCTGCTAACACAATCACTGTTGCAATCACACCAGCTAACGTTATATCTGTTACAAACCTAGATGATGTTGGTGTAGGACGTACTCGTGAGACGGATGAAGAGTTCCGCATACGCGCGGAGAGATCCTTGGCGGTGTCTGGTAGTGCAACCTATGCAGCAGTATTGGCAGCAGTATTAAACCTCCCAGATATCGGTACAGTGCGTATAGAAGAGAACGAGACAGCAGCTACGAATGCATTAGGTCTCCCTCCACACTCATTCGAGGTTATTATCTCGGCACCAGTTAGTGATGAAATAGATCAATTAGTAGCTAAGACCTTGTGGGACGAGAAACCTATAGGTATTCAGACACACGGTAATACCTCAGTGGATTACGTAGACACTATAGGGGTTACACGAACTATTAACTTCTCAAGACCTGCTAATATCATTACTGCAACAAGAGTGACATACACATTATACGATGAAGAGATACCTACTACAGGTATTGAACTAGCAATACGTGATGCAATACTCGCCTATGGTAACAGCCTTACCTCAGGTACAGATATCATCCCTAAACGCTTCTACCAAGATATCTATGGTAGCACTACAGGTATAGAAGATATCACAGTAGAGATGCAGACTATCACTAACACTGGTGATACACCTGTAGGTGGAAGTTGGTCAGAAGCCCGTATCCCTGTAGCTCCATCAGAAACCTCCGCTTTCGTGGCTGGTGATATTTACTTTGTAGGGCCGTAGTATGGAAATAAAAGCGATAGACTTATCCGCAGAAGCGTTAGATCTATTACTTCCACAATTCAAAGGTAAGAATGTAATTGAGAGTATCTTGGAGGGGGTTATCTCTCCCTACCAAGAGACTGTTGATGCAGCCTTTGATATTGTAGAAGAGTACGATTTAGACACAACTAACGAAGATATACTAAACCTTATTGGTAAACTACTTAACGTCCCGAGAGGTAACGAGAGTACGGAAGAATACAGGCAGTTAATTAAGACACAGATCCTTATTAACAGATCAACGGGGTCTTCTAAGACCCTGATACAAACATTAGATGAGATTGTAGGTGTTGGGAACTACATTATAACCGAGCAATTCCCTGCGGAGGTTAACGTAAGGCTATACGCCCCACAGACAGTCCTTACAGCGGAGATTATAAACGCGATACTACCTATAGGGGTGAATGGTGTTTTCTTCCAAAACCCTTACGACGATAAGATACCTTGGGAATTATCTGAGGTAGATCCTGATACACCAAACCCTTTATCAATACTACCAGATGTAGCCGACTTAGGCACAACCGATGTAGTAATCACTGATGTAATATTTACATAACGGAGTAACAATATGGCAAAACCTACAGAAGACCCTAAGTGGGTTACGAGTGAAGACCCACAACACATCGTAGAACCTACGACACCTCAGAAACTTAACGGTATCTTATCAGGTGGGATCTGGGCTAGAGAGTATCTTAACTGGATGTTCTTTGCAATAAGTAAGTGGATAGATTGGATACGCAGTAACGCTATGGACAAGGATAACAACTTAAGCGAGCTTTCGGATAAGGCGACAGCTTTTGGTGCGATAAAGCAGTCTGCAACAACTTCAGCCACTGGTGTTGTTGCGTTAGCCACAGGGACAGAGGTCGCTACAGGTACAAACTCTACTAAAGCTATCACCCCGAGTACTTTATTATCCCGTACATCTACCACAGCTCGTACAGGAG